GTTGTCTCAAATTTTTTCGAGTTGTCGTACCAAAGTGATACTTCACCATCTGATTTTACAAGTATCCCATTTTCATCAGTTTTAGGTTCCATGTGCATTAGGGAAGTTCCCCCACTTCCTCTAATAATTAATGCACCAGTGTCATTCTTGATCCATGAATCCGATCCATCGTGGTAAAGGCTAAAGTCATTCCCTGTCCCGAAGCGGACTTTTACATTATCGTTGAAATCTATACCTGACGAACCACCAATAGATCCTGATCCTCCAATTTCCTTAACTGTTCCAGAATCATTGATGTATAACTTCTGATTAGAGGTATCTATCGCAACCTCACCATTGGAAATGTTACTCGTTGTTGGAGTGCTAGTTCCTCTCTTTAATTTAATTGTGTTAGTCATTAGAAGTTCCTCCTATTTGTAAGTTTAGTTAGAAGGTTCCTCCATCAATATCGAAACCTGAAACCGATCCATTCTCTAAGAATGTAACTAGATCAGATAAAGCGACCTGAACCATTGTACCTCCGTCATTCATTACTAAACGATCAGCAGCCGCTAAAGTTGTTGAAGTAGCTGACGTTCCACCATCACAACAGGTGTTTAATTCGCTAGTCGTAACAGTTGCACCATCAAGAATTTCAATCTCAACAGAAGTCAAAGCAGCTAAAGCTGAAGAACCGCCAGACTGACAGGAAGATAAATTTGTTAAATCTGTTGCTGATGCTTGCGCTCCTAAACTTGATCTTGCCGTTGCTCCTGATTCGATAACAAAGTTAGATCCATCTCCAACAATAAATCCACTATCTGAAGGAGTTAGCCCAGCCACATCAGCTAACTGTGCGTCATAAGCTTGAACATCTGAGCCAATAGCAACTCCTAGAGCTGTTCTTGCTGCACTTGCTGAAGTTGATCCTGTTCCTCCATCTCCAATCGCAAGCGTTCCAGTGATTGAACTTGCGTCTAATTTAACCGCCAGTTCTCCTGACTCAATAACAACACCACCATTGCTCTTCAAGTCAGCAGACATTGAATTGCCTGATTTCTGAAGACCATCGCCTGCTGTTATCTGACCTGCACCTGAGAACTGAGCAAAAGTAAGGCTGTTTGTTCCTACAACTGCTGACCCTTTATCAGAAGTACAAGCAAAACCATTCTCGGCATTAGTTGTTCCCTTCTCTATAAACGTAAATACTCCAGCAGCGTCAGCACCTGTAGCTAAATCATCAGTTCTAGTCCAACTTCCACCACTAACTACTTTGTATATACCGTTTTCACTAGCTGTACTTTGCCCTGCTACAAGAACACGATCATTAGCCGAAAGAGAAACACCATCTACACTTTGCGTGTTTGCAAGTGTGATATTTGAAGTAGAAACAACAACGCAAGAATCTTTAATGTCCAGACCCTGAGCGATCCCGTCTACATAACCTTTATTTGCTGCATCATTATCAGCAGTACAATCAGCTAGATTAGTAATCTTTTGGCTGTTAGCAGAAACAGCAGCCGTTGGAGCTGCCATTTGATCCAACCTATTAACCCTTACCCCTGTATCAAAATCAGATATTTTCGTATGAGCTATTGAAGGAATATCAGCAGCCACTAAAGCTCGATATGCACCTGCCGCAGCCGACCCAGCAGTAGGGCCAGCAAGAATATAGTTAGCTGTTTGGGTCGTTTCTTTGTCGAAATATTTACCCTTACCACCTACAGGAATAATGGATGTTGCCGATCCACCTGCACCACCAGTTCCTTTACCAAAGTAGAGGATCTCATTACCTTCCGAAAAAGCTAATTCTGCGTTTTCGAGACTGGTAGGTGCTGAACTTCCAGTGCTACGTTTGATTCTGATTGTGTTAGCCACTAGAAGTTACCTCCGTCTGTAATAGTGCTAGTAGTCCATGTGCTGTCTGCCTTATAAGCTCCAGCAGCACTGTCATAATAAATTATAGACTTATCCACTCTATTTGTATCTATCATTGTCTTTGTGCTAAGTGCGAAGCTTGGCCCTTGTGGGCCTTCTGTTGCTACACGAACCGTCGTCGCTGTCCCTTCTGTGACAGTAACAGTATTAGTCGTCTCATTAACACTAACTGTGTTTTGAGTTTCGTTTGCTGTGATTGTGTTGCTCATGCTGTATATCCTTCGTCCATGTAAATTGTACCTTCAACCCAGAACTCTTTATTACCTGATCCATCTGTAAACAAAATATCGTACTTATATTCTCCTGCTGTTAAGGTCGCTGTTTGAGTATCCGTCAATTTCCAAGAAAACAAACCTCCTGAAGCATTTGTAATGGTCATCGTAGCGTCAGCAGCTTTTGAACTACGACCTGAATCCCAAACCTGCGATGCCAATGAATAACCACTTAGATTAATCGCAGCACTATCTGAATCTTTCGCCTCAAAATTGACACTATGATCTGACCTCCTTTGGATCGTCATGTCATACGTTCCAGGTGCTATTGCCATGGGACTAAAGCTTTTTCATAGTTTAGCAATCATCAATACTTGATGACATACATCATTGCCACGTTCCTTGGTCTCGCTTCGTTTCCACCAGTGTTGTCACATGTAGCAGTGTGATTATGGTTCGTATCTTTTGTAGTGGTGCGCCATAATTTACCTCCTCCGCTTGCTTGGCTAGTTGCATCATAACTAGCGGTTGCATCCCAACTAGCTGTCCAACCACCAACGTTATGGAAAACACTTAACTGGTCATCACCAGGCATATTGTGATAATGGCTTTGATTCTTAGTCGCAACAGTAACGGTGTGATTGTGTGCATTGTTATGTCCTGACTGAGAACTCGCTATTGCTCGACCAGAATCAACGCCTCTACCGTGGTCATAACCTCTAACAAACTCACCTCTTAAATCTGGCAAGTTAAAAGTTGAACTTCCGTTACCTGCTCCATAGTTCGTAGCAATAACAGCGAACAAAGCCGCATAAGTCGTTCGGCTAACAGCACCTCCTGCACATTCCAAATACCCAGAAGGAACAGCAGAAACAGCTAGACAAAAAACTGCACCGACTGGAACACCCTGAACAGTTGTAAATGAAAGCGTTCCCGATCCGTTTGTTTTCAACATCTGCCCATCCGAACCATCAGCAGAGGGAAGAGTAAAAGTAACATTCGACCCAATAGCAGAAGCAGCTTGTAAAGCGACCCAATTACTACTGTCTGAATCAGCGAGTCTTAAATCCCCTTGAGCTTGGACAGTTAAACCGTTATTATCTATAACTGCTCTTTCTGTTCCAGCAGTTGATAATCCAATCGTGTTTGCACCCTTTCTAAATATTCCTGTATCAGGATCTCCATCAAAGGATATGGCGGGTGTACTCGCTCCTGAAGAATCATCGGCAAGCAACGCACCAGTCATTGTCCCACCTGCTTTGAGTAACAAACCCAAATTATCTTGTCCTACATCTCCAATATTTCTGAAATTTGAACCATCATAAACCTTCAAAATACTGTCACTACTATCTCCATAAAGCATGAACTTTATAGGGTTTTGAGGGTCTGAACCTCCACTATTGTTTGTCCTTATCGCTTCTAAAATAGTATTAATGTCAGCACGAACTACGTTTCCGGCTGCATTATCAACGGTGTAGTTTACAACCTGAGACACTAATCTTCTACGGCTTCAATTATTCTATACCCCTTTGCCGAAACCTACAGCTTGATAACTGAAATTTCTATTTAAGCTTGACCCTCCGTTCTTGAAATGAACAGTAAAACCAGTACCTGATACATTTGATAATTCAAAGAAATCTCCCGACTGCATCCCTTGAGCCGTGATACCAATCGAAGGTAAATAAGCATTAGCACCACCAAGACTCGCCGTTCCAACAAAGAAGGGCTTAGAAAAAGTTACATTTTTAGCTCCAGCTCCAGAAGCAATCGTTGTTGTACTTTGCTCAGTCCTAGATTGTAGGATTGCGCTATACCCTAACTGTTGAACATTGACATTTTGGTTTGTATCTAGTGATGAAATATCAGCTTTAAATTGAAAAGATCTTGCTTTAAATTCTCCATTAGCAAAAATATTAAAATCTCCGTAATTAGAACCATCTGTACTTGTTTTTACATAAACTTGGCAATCAGTATCGTTGGCTGGATCTCCATCAAAATTAGTAACGCTATCGACATCAGTCCAAGAATCTATGTTATTACCGATAACGACGCCTAAACTTTGAATATGTCTCTTTAATGTCAAAGTAAATACAGCACCTAAATCTAAAGTATCGGCAAAGTTGTACTGACCCTTTAACCCTTTACTAACCACAACGTCGCCTGAAGTTACAATACTATTTGACGCTGTAACTGTAAAAACATTTGCATTGGTTACAGAAACAACGGTGAAATTTCCGTCTATTGATGACCCAGTGGTGTAACTGAATTTGTATGTTTCGCCAACACTTAAACCATGAGAAGTGATAGTACAAGTAATGGTTGTACCTTTTACTCCGCTACCTGCTGGGTTTCCATTATCTTGAGTATATGTTCCTGTTATAACTGTCGCTGGATTTGTTAGTTGCAAAGCTCCGCTACTATAAGACACATTTGTTTTGGCTCCACTAAAGGGAGTTCCTAATAAATCTTCTCTTTTTGTTATTACGCCTAGCTGTTGTCCTACGTCTGGAATATCAATGACAACACTGGTTTCACCAGAAGAGAAACGACCTCCATCATCTTGGAATTTTAAAATATATTCGCCTTCTAACGCTGGAACGATTGCTTCGGATGTATTACCAGCTAATGCCTGTACTAAATCAACTGAACCTTCAAACGTACCAGAGCCATCTGTTTTATTGGAGTGCCTGACATACACACGACCTCCATGTAAAACATCAGCATCAACTGACTTATCCCATCTCAATCTCATCAAATGATCTCCAACTGGCTCTGCTGTTAAATTTTGAACATCTGCTGGTAAACCTGTTTTACCTTCAGCCTCAAAAGACTGAATTAAAGGTGTGTTTGAAACTTCTAACGCTGCATTATAAGAAAATATCTCAAACTCATACGTTCCAAGTTCAGTATTATCTATCGTAATGTCTGGCCTGAATACAATCTGACTTTCATAATTTCCGTTTGAAAAACGATACTGAATTAGATACTGACTAACTCCAGTAACAGGAACCCAAGTAACAAATAATCTTGAGATAGCAACTCCATTTCTTACAACAGTTTTCTCTTCAAAGCTCACGGAAGTAGGAGGTGCTGCTGGTGCGTTTAATATTGAAACCTTTCTTTCTGGCAAAGTGAAGTCTTCTTCAATATTTGCGTATTTATTTGGTCGATAAGATAAGGCTGTAATTTTATAATTAACACCTTCAGCTTCTTCTACTGTGATCACTCTAAATTTTTGAGCTTCGATTGTATCGCTAACTAAAAGCCATATTGAATTAACATTAGGTGCTTCAGATAAAGCAGAAGCCCATGTGATAACACCATTAGTTGTACTTAAGACATCTTTAACTTCCACAGAATTATCAGGCATTAAAATACTTACCTTTTTATTTGCACCTGAAAACGTATGTAAATCTTGTGTATCGTCAATAGTAATTGAAGTTGTGGTTGCAGTTTTTATGCGTCCAGATCGCCTGGCACCACTACGAACTGGATCATTGATATCTATAACAGCTCCAGGCCTAATTGTTACTCCAGCATCAATAGATGTTGTAAATGCAACAACTTCTGACTCATGTTGTTCCGCAAAAAGTATTGCTTTTCCTAATCTTTGAGCTTGACCACGGCTTGTGCAAGCAAAAGCTCTTACATCTTTTTTGACAACTCCTAACTTCGCCTTTGCTGCACTATCTTCTACAACTTCATAATCTATTTCTCTCGAATCCATATTGTAGTAACTAACAGCTACGACAGAATGTCTGGTCTTAAGTGACGATCCAGAATAAGAAAACCCTTCCTCAGTTACATTCGCAAGACTGAATAAGAAACTTGGATCAGTAGGTTTATCTTGTGCAATCGTTATTGTTCCTGCACTCCATATCGGCATACACCTCATTACCCCGCATAACTCTTCGATTAAATTAAAAGCTTCTTTTGCAGACAGAATATTAACATTGCAACTAAATCTTGCTTCTGTACCTCCTTCACCATCATCAACTAATGTATTTGCAAATTTAGAGGCATCAACAAAACTAAATAAATCTAAATTACTGTCAGTAATATGATCTCCTAAACCATATCTAACGGTAGTAAGAAGATCAAGCAATACCATCGCAGGACATGAACACCACTGCGCTGCAGCCATTGTTCCATTGAATATATAATTCTCTGGATAAATAATCCTACCTGTAGCACTATCAACAGTTGGCGTTCTTGATTCGACAGATCCGCCTCCTGCTCCTAAACCTGGAATCCTGATTTTAACACCCCTAATTCTATATTTTCTACTTGGAATATTGCTTATTATTTTACTATCAAGCTTCAATGCAGCATAAGCACTATCTGGGTAAGTTTGTTTTTCATCTATCAACTTTTGCATTGACAAAACTCTAAAAGAATCTTGCTTAGAATCGGTTGTGCTATCAGCAGTGATACGAAGAACTCTTATGTCAACAGGGAACGCTCCACTAATTTCAACTCTGTAATCTTTCGAGTAAGAATCACTGGTACGACCTGTAATCGTATCGGTAAATAAATCATTGTATCCACCACTATTATATTGAGTTTGTACCTTTAATTGGACGCTAGAACCTAATAAATCTCCATTATCTTTTGCTTCTTGCAACTGGGGGAAGTTAATCGTTATTCGGACAGCATCTGTATTAGGTGCACCTCCCGTTGATGCTTCTATACGTTGAGTAACACCATTATTTGCAACGGTACACTCCTTTGGAAAACCAGAGATAGGACTAGAAACTTCCTCATTTTCTTCTCCTGCAATATGTCCTTGATTATTTTCTCCAAAACGAGGAACAAAACTAACATTTTTAAAATTAAAATCTGTGCCAGCAGGATTTACTGAATCAGCGTTGGGATTAAGAATAGGAGTATCGTCTAAATAAACATCTTTCATCGCTGCATTGTTATATGTATTTGTATGACGTGTTCTTCCTTCTTTAGAAGCCGTAGCCCAACCTTCTATTTCACCTTCACTGATTAAATCTTGGATCGTTACAAACTGCCTGCTATTTAAAGTATCAGGAGCACGTGTTGGTTTAGGAGGAGATGAAGGTCTTCCACCACCAGATCCTCTTATTACTTTCGTCATGCTGTCACCTGATCAGTCGTTAAGTTCATACTAATAACTGTTGATCCAGTCATTATCTCACCGTAAACGATTGGATGTGTTGTCCCTGCTCTAGAGGTGTTTGGCGTTCCACCAAAGTCAAAAGATATGCGTGGATCTTGATCGTTTTCAAACTTTTCTGGTTTAGGAACAGGAAATAACAATTCCGCTACTCCACCTAAAACAAGAGCAATACCAATGTTCCCAGCTAAAGCTGCTGCTGAAAAAGCAGTGGTTGTAACACC